TAGTTAGTGTTGATTTAGCGAGCTTCATCGAGAAATTCCAAATCCCAACGAGCCGAATCAATGAATTTAAAGATTTCATGCCGGATGAGGTTATTTACATTTCCGAAGTGGACGGTATCAATTTATTTGATTCACGATCCAAATTGGACGCGTTAAAAATGCCCTTGTCAAACTTGAAAAAGCAATACGAAAAAAGAAACGTGTTACTTGTGAACATGTTTTCACTTGGTATTTTATCGAGTAACAATACGGACGGCATTTCATCACTTCCAATCAGTGAAGCGGACGTTAACAAAATCCGTAAGGATATAAAAATGAGAAACGAAGGTGAAGTAATCATAACCGACAAGCCTTTGAAGTTTGACCCTATGACATTCCCAGTTAAGGACTTGATGTTATTCGAGGAAATGACAGCGGATAAAATAGCTATCATTGACGCATTTGGATTGAATCAACACATGTTTGGACAAGGCGAAGGTGGTAAAGGCTCTACATTCTCAAACGTGGAAATGGGTGAGCGTCAAGCGTACAACTCAACTATCATTCCAGCAACTGAAATACTTTATGACGAGCTGACAAAGCAAATGAAGTTGGATCAACAAGGAATGTACTTAGTTCCTGATTTTTCGCACATATCGGTATTGAAACAAGATGAGACGCGCTCAGCGGACGCACTTTTGAAGCGTGCTAGTGCCGTGGAAAAGATTAGCGGAATAGTTGACTTAACGGATGAAGAAAAACGCAATTTGTTAAGCATCTAAATGCGGGACCATTGATTGAACAAATAAACCGAGTCCAGTAGTTGCGTCCGGCGCATCGTCGTTTTTATTCTTACCTTCTTTTTGGTATGCTTTCAAGTTGTTTATGTATTGACCGTATTCACCTATTTGCCCATCCAAGAACCTAAATTTACGAAGCACATAACTTGAATTCATTATTATTCGCGTGTCTTTGTTTTGGTTGTTGTTTACTTTCAACAACGGCGTTTTTGTCATGTCGCGAAGCATTTTTATAAATATTGCGCCCATTCCGTTGGTTTCAATCCGGCAATAACTTACTTTATTTTCATCTAGTAATTTCGCGCATAGTGGAATTGTAACATCTACATTTGCCTTTGTGAATACTACGTCCGTTATATATACATCCTTAGCGACGATATGCCCTACAACCATACAAAGGTAGTCACCGCCCTCGTCGGCAACGTCAATGTATGCAAATGCGCCTTGTGTGTGCTTTTTAACCGCGTCAATATCTTTGAACGTGCGTAAGTTCTCAAATAAACGACCTTTAATATCCACTGGCTGTTGCATGTACTCTGCCATCCAAATTTCCTCGCGTGTTTTTTCCTTCTTGAGTAAATACTCCTCGGTTGTCATTACGGACTCGCAAAACGAATGCAAAGCGCCTTCCTGCTCAACTAATGCGGGTACAACGATTTGTTTATCGTAATAGCCTTGATCGGCATTCTTACCGATAATGTCGTCACGTGTCCACCGCGTACCAATATCAATTTCGGCGCATCCTGTTTCTTTACGTGAATCGTGTGTTGCCTCTTTCCATGAATGCGTTTTCTCTCGTATAGTTTCGCTCATTGCGTCCTCCATTGAACGAAAAAGGTCATCCGTTATAGCGAGCTTCGACGCGCCGAATCCAATGATCGTACCCCCGACTCCTTGGCCGAAATAACCTACCTGCTTGCTTTGGTTCGTGTTCCAACCGCTTACGCTGGCTTTATCCTTTGAAAGTGTTACGGTTGGGAATACCTTTGCGAAACGTTCACTTTTTACAACGTCACGTGCATCGTATGAAAGTTTTTCAGCTAAGCGAGCGGAGCAAGTGTTTCGCATTACGCTTTCCGTTGGGTATTTACCAAGAATCCAAGCGCAAAAAAGAGTCGTTATGTATGATTTTCCTGCACGTGGTGGTAACGATACCGAAAGTGTTTTGATATTGCCGTCGGCAACTTCTTGAAACGCTTGCGCAATTTCCTTTAAGAATGGGCGCGCCTTGAAAAAGTCGTAATTGTAGTAATAGCAAAAAAGTACGAAATTATCCTTTGCTCCAAGTCTTAAAACTTCCTCGATTTCATTATAACTTGTCCGCAATTTGTTGAATTATTTCCGTTGGTATTGTTTGATTTACCGTGTTTATTTCCTTGTCTTTGGTCGTTATGTCGATTTTATCACCGTATTTTTTAGGTTGCATTTTTGAAAGCATCCATTTACGTGTATCAATCTGGAGTTTATTCCTGTGAATCACATTGTGGTCAATGCGCTCGTTTCCTTCATGATCAATGTACACGTCTTTATCTTGCTTGTCGGCAATCTCTTTCATCTCCTCAAAAATCAAGTCTGCACGCTTTTCGCGCGCACGCGCGTATTGCATTTGATTTAATTCGCTAGAATCTAACCATTTTTCAAAAGCATTGCTATTAACACCTAATCTTTCAAGCGCCTTTCTTAAGCTAATTGCTTCAAATTCAATCAGTTGCAATACTATAAAAAAGTTCTCGGGAGTATTCTTAGATTTTGGTCGAGGTGTTGGCTTTTTCCTCGGTGCTTTGGGTGTTGTTTTCTTCTTTTCCATTTGATGAATGTTTAGTCAAATTTACAAAATAACGCGCATAAAAAAGAGAGTTACCATGTCAATAACTCTCTTTCCCATCAATCAAACAAAAAAACGAATCGTGTAAATGTAACAATTATCTTTTGATTAACTTCTTGAAAAACGTCGCTACAATCATCCGCGCCTTTCGTTGTTCTGGGTGTGCGCCAATGATTGTGAGCAATTGACCATAGAGCGGAAGCCGTGAAATTGAGCGATTGAATTGCCTATCGGTCAAAGCTCCATGTACGATAATACGCCCGATTTTCTCGTATTGTGCTTTTGTCAATTTATTGACTACTTTGTTTTGATTGCGTTTGAATATTCTACTCAGGAACGCTTTAAATTTAGAAAACATATACTATGAATTTGTAGATTGAAAAGTACATTAAAAGCGCAATTAAACGATACAACGTGAATAGTGCAATCCATTGTTTATCGTGATTCATTGCTAAATTTTCGTGCCACTTGTTTTTAACAAATGGAGCGCAAAAAATCATGATTCTATCCGCTATGAATAGGTAAACGAAAAGCGGAAATAGAACCGTGAATTTTAGGACGGTGAGTATTTTGTTGACTGCTGTCATATTATTCTGATTTAAAGGTTTTGGATAATTAATAATACTATTTCAATTTCAGATTTGGGAACTTGACTTAAATCATACTCCATTTTTAATGGTACTTTATGCCCCATCATATTAAAATCTTTTTTTATTACAGTTACTTTTTGCTCTGAATTTATATTTAGGGCAAGTTCATTTTTAATATTTGTTTCTATTCCCATCTTATTCTGATTTAATTGATTTAGATTCTTTTAATTTTTCTAAGTCATCAATAACATCTTTTAAATTAGCTATTGTTTCTTCTATTTCTTTAACATCAAATATTGTTGTTTCCATTTCATCAACTTTTATTTCTGCAAAAGCGTGTGTTAATCTTAAAGTTATCTTCATTTTATTCTGATTTAAAGGTTTCGTTATAGTATTGTTCTGCTTCTTTTTCACAAAAAAACTTTTGTGAATTTTTATGAAAAGCTGTCTTTATCTGCTGCTTCTCCATTTCTTTGGCATTTTCAATGATGTAAGTTATTGCATTACTACCTTGAGGTATTTCTAATACACCAATTGATGTTAATTGGTCAATTAATTGCTCTACTGCTGTCATCTTATTCTGATTTAAAGGTTATTTCTTTTTCGTTTATTTCGATTATACTTTTCCATGAACTCATTCATGTTGCCCATTGTTCGGCTTGAAATGGTTCCGTTTCGATTGATAAAGTCGTTGATTTTAACGCTGTTATTGTAACCGAATGACGCGCAAATTTGGTGTGGCGTCATTCCTGGGTTACTTAAACAAAACTTAATCACTTTGTCAATAAAACGACCTTCGAATTTAGTTTGTTGGCTCATCTTCTTGTGTTGCGTATTGCGTTGTAAAATAGTCCAAAATTTGCGTTTCGACGATTGACTTTATTTGCGGAAGCGTTGTGAAGTTAATTGAGTCATTGAATAAAGCAACGCGCAACTTTGCGCCTTCAATCATATCGTCTGCAACAAGTAGTTTAGTTTTAATTTCCCTGTCGTCAACATCCGTATAAACTTGCTTAACGATAAAGAATCGTTCACCTTGACCTATGAACTCGTTGCAATCAAAACGATCCATTTTCATGATGATAAATTCGCCTCTAATCAAGCTCGCTAAATGCTCGTAAACTTGCGCTTCACAATCGGTGTAACTTTCTGCGTCAAATAAATAAGACTCGCTTACTCGCTTAAATGCTCCATTATCAAGTTGTTTCGTGTACTTGACTTTTACTAAAAATCTTTGTTTCATGTTAAAAAGGATTAAGGTTTAAAATTTGGTTGTTTGTTGCTATTGTTACCGGAATGCCAAAACGTTGTTCGGTCATTTCCTTAAATTGTTTTTCGTTTGAAACCCCATCAGAAAGGTGAAGTAAAACGATGTTTCTACATTCGCTTAAATCCATTTTTTCCAGCGTCAAAATAGCCGTTTGGATGCTCATGTGTGAGCGCAATCGACGTTTGTTTATGAATGATTCAGGCTTTGACTTTACGATATCTTCGCAATAATTCGCCTCGATCATTACGCACGTGAATTTCCATGAACTTAAATTCCAAATGAGCTTATAGGAATCAGTCAAGAAAAACACTTTTTCGG